TTTTCATTATCAGCATTGGATATTTGCTCTAACATTACTAAGGCATTTCTAGGGGAACCTTCACATTTCTCAGCTATGCTTTCAATAATATCATCTGATAGCTTTATTTTTTCTAATTTGCAAACTCTATTGATGATTTCTTTAATATTATCAATGGGCAATGAAGTGAACTTTATTTCAGTACAGCGGGAGCGGACTGCCTTTATAAGCTTGTTTGGATCGGTAGTGCACAATAGAAAATATATGTGCTGTGGTGTATCCTCCAAAGGCTTGAGAATAGCATTTTGGGCATCATTTGTCCATTTATGCATCTCATCTAGGATATATACTACATAATTTCCACTAGAAGGGAGCATACGGATAGATGACATTATTTCCCTAGCAGTATCAATACCACGGCTATTTGCAGAATTAATTTCCCTAATATCCATATCACTAGCACCAAGCTCATTAGCAATTATTCTAGCAGTCGTCGTTTTCCCTGTTCCTGGCGGGCCTGATAATAAAAATACATGTGAATGGTTTTTCTTCTTTAATGAATTTTGCAATGCCTTTATCTGAGCTTCATTGCCTACCATATCCTCGAATGATTCTGGTCTGTATTTAACATATAAATTGCTCAAGATTTCTCCTTATCTATATTATACATTATCTTTACAGATTTTTGATTCTTTTTCTAACAATATTTTTACAAGCTCTAATATATTTTCTATATGTTTTGTACTCGCGCCTAGCTTTTTGCCCTTGACACAATTTTCTGCCCAAATCAATGATTCTTCTTGCTCCCTAGTCATGTCTATTCCTTTATCAGATTGAAAAATTACTATCTAGAACCAATTTTGTGTATAAACCCATAGATAGATTCCTTGAAGCAAAACAAACCAGTCCTAGCCAATATTAGACTTTCACTATATTAGCAAAGTTTACCGTGTTTATAAGGGCGAGATTCATTATACTTCATTTTTAATTTAATGTTTTCTGCAATATCAATTTTCATATATCCGCAAAGATCCAATGTCCGAATGATAGTATCAGCCAATTCGTCTTCTATAGTATTTTTTACCAACCTTTCAAAAGCCCCTTTTTCATCTTCAATCCCTCTATCAATTAACTTATTATACCCTTCCCAATCAGTATTATGATTATTTCTATATGCCTCCATTGCCTCACCTAATTCTGTAACAATAAGCATAAGTTTTTCAGGAATATTAACTTTTTCATCATCATAGAAACCATGGACTAGAGCATTAGCATGAATCTTTTCAGCTAGTTCATTTAACATTATTTCCCCTCCAATAATCCAATCGTTTTCATATTGCTCCAGTTCCCGTCAATCTCGCTTATCTTTTTCTCAATGAATAATGGTATGCACAAAAATTGCCAATGTTCCCTTATTTTTTGCGTTCCATAATCCCATACAATATGATCTAAATATTCCTCCTCCTCTGGATAGATATTAGGAATGATAGAATCATGTATTTCTAACAATATCCTGCTTTTCATTTTATTTTTTATCAATTTATGTGATACCTGTTGCAATGTCCATAATTTGCAGTGACTAGCTGTTCCTTGAATGCGATAATTGATAACTTGGTTTCTACTCATTGGAGCATAGCAACGAAATCCCGTATATAAATCTATATATCCTTTCTTCTCATAATCAGCCAATGTCTTATTCATCCATTCATAGCCTACTGGGAATTGTTCATACCAAAACCAATCTTCAACTTCATGGATATGTTCTCTCATATCATTTAATGTTTTTATTCCATTTTCTTTCAAATGATCTTTAGTTTCCTTTTCACAATCCCATAAATTAACTGCCGTATTTTTCCAATAAGAACCATATACCGTAGGAAATACAAAACCATTCTTTCCTAAAAATCTATCATTCTTGGAAACATCTTTTTTATCTTTTATATATATTTTAGCTGCCATATCCCTATGCATATCATTATCAATACTAGAAACATATTCAATCCATTTTGGATCTTTATTATAGCATGCTATGACTACGGCTTCGAGGGCGCGATAGTCATATTCGCCTAGCTTGCAATTATGCTTAGGAATAAAACATTTTCTAATAAGATTCATTGCTACTTCATCTCGGGCAGGTTGGTTTTGCAAATTTGGATCTGAGCATGAAGAACGGTATGTCCCTACATTTTCCAAACGAATTGAAGCATGAATAGCCCCATTAATATTTTCCCTAACCAATGATGATAAATAAGTATCTTTAATCTTTTTCCATTTGCGCCATTCAAGTACATTTTTGACTAAAGGCATTTTATATTTCTGTAAAGTATCAACATCCATTTTTGCTTTGCCCGTAACAGTCTTATTCTTATCTGATAATTTATAATCAAGTTTGTCAAATAATAAATATGCTAAATCCCCTGATGCTGAAAATCTAAATGGACTATTTTTATCCCATAATTTCATTTCTTTCATGTTCATAGTATCATGTTCAATAGTTTTCATCTTAGTGTCTATTTCAGTAAATGATTCTTTTGCCTGTTCAGAATCAAATGGAAATCCTTCAACTTCCACCCTAGCTAAATCCAATGATGCTTCTGTAAAAAACTTCGCTCCTATGCTTGTATGTTCATCTAATTCTTTTACTTGTTTCTTATATAGTAAATATGTGAATAATGAATCAAGCCCACCATATAATAGTAAATCATTCAATGGAGCTTTATCTATCCTATTGAAAGCATTGGCACCATATTTTTTCTCTTCAATAGGATCAGGCTTCAAATAATTCTCTATTGATTCCTCATATCCGCCTACATTGAAATATTGTTTAGTTAATGGCTTTAATCCTACCTTGCCGCGATTATCAATAACATGGGCATTTATCATTGTGCAAGCAATAATGTTTTTAGGCCAATATCTTAAAATAACTTTTGTCCATACTGATTCAAACTTGGCATTATGGCATATTTTATTCGGAAATAGCATTGTGGTTTTCCATGCTAACTTGAAATATTCATCATCGAAAAATGGAAATGAAAACGCTTCCTTGCCATTGCTTATTGAAGCTGAAAATATCCTATGTCCTTTCCTATATGGCTTTTTACCTGTAGTCTCATAATCAAAAGCAAAATCATTTTTTGAAATATATCTAATTGCATGGATAGCTTCTTTTACATCAGTAATGACAGATACTTTTTCTACATATGAATTATATAATTCTAATTCCTCTTTGGTCATTGTAACTTTTTTTACATTGTTTTTTATAATCTCATCTCCGCGAGTGATTGCAGTTTCTTCTAGATCAAAAAAACCTTTAGGCATTATTATCTCGAATATGTTTTTTACCTTGTTTACTTTCTTTGGTTAAATAAAAATAGGAATTGATATGTTCATTAATTATTTCAAAATAAGGTTTATTTGAAAATTGTGTTTTTCTAGCCCAATCTACTACTATATAAGATTCTACTAAAGTATTCATTATTTATTCCTTAATTGTTTTAACATTCCAATTACTAATCTATATCTATTATCATAAATCACTTGCCAATTAAAATAAGCATTCCATCCACATCCACAAAAATCATGCTTATCATAATTTCTTATTTTAGCACAGCATCCACAAACAACTATTTTCATTTATATTTACTAATATAATTCAAATATATTTGTGGAAATCCATATATTTTTCCACCCCAATTATTACAAGTAGTAGTAGAAAAATGATATCTATTACAAAACCTGCACCAAACCATTCCTGGAATATTTGTTTTATCTGCTGTACAAGTCGTAATCATTTTACCTCCATATCTATATAAACACTAAATATATCGGAATAAATAATATATTTATCTTTTTCAATAGTCCTGGCTCTTTCTAATAATGCCTCATATTTAGAATTAAATGGTCCATATTCATAACCAGATTTGGTAAAAAACCATTTTTCTTCTTTCATTTATATCCTAATGATTCTTCTCTACAAATAGAACAATAAGTACAATTTTTATAATGCTGTAACTTGTTATTTTCATCAATCCACATATCATTCTGGTCTGGTCCGTGATCGTTATTAATTAAACTATGATTACAATAAGGGCATTTCTTAAAAATAAACTCATCAATAAACTTGATAATTTTTGGTTTATTCATTTTCTATTTCCTTTATTGAAAATTGACCAATAAAATATTCTATACAGATAATTCCAGAAAGTATATTCTTTCATGCTTTTAGCTTCCTCGGATTTATAGTAAATCCATTCAACGATTTTCATTTATTCCTTTTTCTTAATTCTGACATATGTGCATGATAATCTCTATATTGAGCTTTAGACATTTCTGGTTTCCCTGGCATATTTAATTTATCATACTGTTTAATTTTGGCATTAAGTGCTTTATTGGTTTTTAGTTTAATACTATTTGGTGCTTTCCCCCCACCTTTATGACGCCCTGATCCTGGTCCACCCATGTTATGCCCCTTTTTATTCCAGAAAGCGATCTAATGATGTCCTTAATTCATCAGTACAATAAATAATACCCGGTGCAGGTTTTCCTACATTAAATCCATGGGGATCAAAAGAAACATGCTTATTAATAACATCAATAATAGCTTGTGCTATTTCTTTATCCCGAGCATGTATCAAGTCTAATCTTGGATACGTAACATTACCAGTACTTGCAAGAGTTGAACTATATGGAGCATAAAATAATTCGCTTAAATGTTCATCTGCACTTTTCATTTTATATTCTCCATAAAAACAATATCTATAAAATTAATATATCCAGTACAATCATAATAATAAATAAAAGTACAATTATTTCCAGTAAAAGTTTTCATTATTCTCCTCCATCAAATGTCGAGATAAGTTGAATACCAAACTCTGAAACAAACACAACCCTAACTCTGCTTTTCTCATTCACAACAGTATTTTTCAAATAAAAACTTTTACTATACTTTATCCCGCTTTCAATCATGTTATAATCTACGAAAATGCTGATTGGATCAAATTCCTTCTTGAAAGGCTTTTCCCACGGAACATTTTCTGTATATTTGCCGCTTGGCCTTTGACTAAATACCTCGATAAAATCCTTAGTAAATGTCAATTTCACCGTATCGAAACTTTCAATATTAGTGCTTAATGCCGCCGCCCTGTTCACTGCATCAATTAGCTTATTTGGCAATTCATTAGATATATCACCTTTTTCCTTTGCATGGGTAGTGACCAATGTATTGATCTTATCAAATGGGTAATTATCCTGAACCAATCTTTTGCAACTAAATACCGTCTTATCCTCAGTGATGAAATGAATCCATGAATCACTTACATAATACTTTTTAGGATTTGATAATTTAAGCAATTCAGTAACTGCATCGTTATTGATCCAGAAACTATTTACAAACGCTTCATTCAACCCATACCAATTTATCTTTAATTCATCAGCAGATACCATCACATGGTCATTGCAGAATAATCCTGATAATTGGGATTTAGAAGAGAAATTGCATAATTGCATTCCTTCAAAAAACCTTTCAGGAATATCTGTAAAATTATCTTCATCAATCTTTATTCCCTGGATACGTTCAATAAGGTTATTCTCAAGCAATGTAATTTCTGCCCGAGCATTTTCTGACTTGATTATCCACATATCATTTTTAGGAATGATGGTGATGGTATCGCCTTCATACCGGGAAATCAAATCATAAAAATCCTTTGCCTTGATCGCGGCTGAAATGTTCTCGCCTGCCTTATTGGTGATAGGAAAATATACAGATACGGATATCGCGTCATTATAGGTATAGATATACCCATTATGAAAAATATAAGTATCAGCACCTTGCAAAATGGTATTGGAACTTTCGACGCCAGGCATTGCCTTTTTCATTGCAGTAAGAAACGCACTTTTATTCAGATTCACTTTTTTCTCCTTTGTATGTTCCTGCATCTATTCGACATTGTATATTATGTTCTATTGCAGCTTCAATTCCATATTCATTCCAACATTCTTCACACATATCAGTCTGCGAATATGGATATTGACTTTCTGTGTCTCCGGTATAAATCGCAATGCTTATATACAATATATGTGGCTTTATAGTTCCACAAAAATTGCATACAGCATTTTTCCAGCCATCAGGATCGTTTATAGCCATCAGTCTAATTGCATCGGCATTACAATATTATTGCTGCCATCTTTATAAATGAATGTGATGGCACTTACAAAATCAGTATACTCTATCTTTTTCAATTCCTTCAATGTCAAAGCATCATTCAAATATTTATAATTAATTGCTAATTCTTTATTTCCTTCCCTGGTTTCATCATAAAATCCTTTCCATTGCATCATTCCCATATTCCTGCCTTCCCACTCAATAAAAACTATATCATCTACATCATGCTTAATTATTATCCGTTCGAAGTTATTCTTATTTTTTAGCTGCATTATTTTTGAATGTATATCTTTCCATGATACCAAATCAGGAATACCAATGGTATATGTCTGCTTTTCAGGAACCACTTTATGCCAATTAGGAAATTGCCCTTCGATATTCGTAGTGCAATAGAATAGTGTTGCCCCTTTATACTCAAATTGGAATACTGAAAACATCCTGTCAATCTTGTACTTTATATTTGAACCTTTCTTCAATAGCCATTCCAGGCATTTTGTATTAGGCAAAATAATCGCCGGGAACTTGTCAAATCCTAATGAATAAAAAAGCCTTCGTCCATCGGTTGAAACTACATTACCTTCATCAAAATAAATACCGTTCATAAAATATCTGGCCATATCATCTGAAATAAACTTGAATGCTTGCAATATCAATTCTGCTTGCATATCATTTATGTTTACATATTCCCCAGTCAAATCAACTTCAATTTGTGGAAACTTTTCCAAGGAAGTATTATTTGTATTAAATCCATCTAGTTTTTTGAATGCCTTGCTTAAATTATATTCATAAACACCATTTTCTTCACTACCCGAATAATTCATAAACAAAAAACTTTTTATATCAGTTACTTGTAATCGATTTTCATTCTTGGCAATGTAAGAACAAATAGACAGACTGTTTTTTGATAATGCCATATGCGAAGCAGCATCTAAAAAAGCATCTAGTGGTTCAATTACAATTTGTTTCTTTTCATGCTTCGATTCATGTTTAATTTCTTCTCCAAAAATATTTATCATACTTACTCCTTTATTCTAATAATTTGACATTTTCATTCTTAACATATTCTATCATTCCTACATTTTTATTATATGTATCTTTCCCTTCAAATGATTTTACAATTTCCTTTTCCTCCACATTCATATCTGTATATTTTTTCTGTCCATAATCTTCAGGGAGCCATTTTTTATATTTGCAAGCAATAATATTGAATCGTCGTAATGTTCCATCATTTCTAAACTTCAAATGCATAGTACCTTTTTTATATAGGCTAATTACAAAATGTGAAGATTCTATATTTCGCATAGTTCCATTAACAAATGCTTTTTCTATTGCATCTTTCATTGAAATAAAATCTTTTTCATAGGTAAAATAATTCATAACCAAATCCATATCATGTAATGCCTGTTCAAAATCCCTGTTTAGTCTCAATTCCCCATGATAACCATAGAACGGATGATCGTATGTCCTGTATTGATTATATGGAATAATTACTCTATTGTTGCAATAAAATGATTTATTTGTTTTCCATCCATTGAAATAATGGATATTAGTTTTGCAATCATCATAATAAGCATACTGTCTAGTAAAGTTATCAAATAAATCAGCTACTGCTTTATTCAAAATATCTTGATAATTACCAACTAACTTCAATATAAACTCTCTGATATTATTTTCTGTAAAATCCATACTTGATTGTATTTCTATTTGTTTATAAAACTTGTCTTTTTCATTTTTGGTCATTCGCTTTTTTACTTCATCTAAATCCAATACTTTTATCCAATAACTTTTTCTGATATTTGTGATAAAATCATTTATCAGTGCATTCAAATTAGGACCACTACTATGTGAATATGTTTTTTCACTACATGGAGTATCTAAAATTAAAGTATCACCTATCAATCGTTTATTAGTATAAAAATAGACAATTATTTCCATGCCTTTATTCAATAATGCATTATACTCTTCTACAATAAATGAAACATTGTTCCGTGATGCTATTGATTTTTCTTCATCATCTATTTTGATATTTATTGTTTTTGCTTTATCGGTACATTTATCAAATAAATCATCTTCAATATTCTTTTCAACTTTTATATAAATCAACGCAACTTCTACTTTAGTTTTTCTTTCAGCATCAATAAAAGCATCTTTAATATATTCAATGGAAGCATTCAATTCTTTCAATTTTTGTACTAATGTTCTTCTCATATTAGAATGAGGATTTTTTATTGTTTCAGCATTCAATAAACAAACAATTTGCCCTGAATATAAAATATCAATAGCTTTCAATAAATGTTTATGCCCATTATCAAAAGGTGGATTCATAATAATTAAATCAAACTTATCTAATCCTGCATAAGTTAGAAAATCTGTATCAATTACTTTATATGATTTTCCAATAAGCACTGAGCGCAAATCATAATCTTTTTCAATACAAGACATATTACAAGTGCCACTATATCTATATTGTTCTTTTATATAATCTAAAATATCTCCTTTACCTGCCGAAGGTTCAAAGATATTTGAAATAATATTATGGTCTATTTTTGACCACATTTTGCTAATGAGTTTTTTAGGCGTTGGATAAAATGTTGCTATCATGCTTATCCTTATTATATATCATTAAACTAAATTTTTCTCTTATATTTTGCACTTTCTTCAGCTTTACTATACCCAATGACTTCTTTCCTCATCTTTGAATCTATGCACGGCCTTCCTAAATCTAAACATTGTAATACCACGGCTTGATCTGATATATGTCTGCCTTCCCTAATTTCCATCATCCCTAGCCTAATTATATTATTTTCGTTTTCCTTGTCAGTGGCATTCAAGCTTACGGCCAATGTTACATGGTTTATTTTCCTTATATCCTCTGATGCCTGCGAAGTCTTTATATCTTCATTGAATGTTTTCTTTTCTGTGTGACTGGCCGTTATTATTGCTATATTCCTTTCATTTGCCAAATCCCTTAATCCTTTCCATATCTTGTTTATCCTGTCCCTGTTATCTGTATATTTTCCTCCTGCCTCCATATAATCAGCATAGTCAATGATGATGGTATCAGGAACGAAGTTTTCATAATAATATAGATTATCACAAACGCTTTCAATCATTTGACAAGTAGCGCCAACCATAGGAATAATCTTTATTCTACCTTTCCTGTATAGCCTCCGCAGTTTTTTCTGCATATCCTCGATACTTTCTAAATTAAATCCATCTATA